CATTCCCGCCATTTTCCTAGACAATTCGAAATTTTTAAAGGAGCTTTCTGTTATTTCATTTAGTAACACATAAATCTGAATACCTAATAGAATACTTGTTATATTAATAAATGATGTATAATAATCAGATACCTTATTTTCCGTTATTTTGTCAAAATAATTATTCAATAACACACAAACATAAGATATAACCGCAATCATTATTATAAATGGCATTAATAACCCAACTCTTAAACCTCCTTTTGCCAAACCTAACAGTACACACAATATCAATAAAGCACTTAATAAAACACCATACGCACCTATAAATGCCCATAGCGCGTTCGAATTAGTTTGACTAGACGTCAAAAATATTACTACAAAAGCCCCTGATATAAAAGAATACAAGCCAGAATATATATTTTTTGATACACCTTCTTCTGCCATTTTATAAATATTATATATATTATTATTTTAATTTAATCTGTTCTTTCAGTTCATCGATATCCTTTTGCATCCTTTGTATTTGATGAACTAACAAAGGAACCATCTCTAAATAATTGATCGCCTTTAAATTAGCCACATCCTTGTCTATTTTTGATAAGACCAATTCAGGAAATTGTGTCTCAAATTCTTGTGCTATAAATCCATAATGTAGCCTTTTTAATGGATCCGATTTAAATACAAATTGAGTTGGTCTTATTTTCATTATATTTTCTGACATATTATTTGGTAAATCTTCGATTTCATCCTTTAAATATGCGTCCGATGGACTAATAATGATACCATCTAAATACAAATTACCAGGAATATATAAATTATCAGATGTCTTCGATGTTGGCGTTATCGCATTCACAATTATATGATTTGTACTATCAGTGTATTTTATTGGTTTCCATAATGATGTAGGTGTGCCTGCAATATAGTTTTTAACATAGGCGGTATTATTTGACTGTTTGCCACTATAATTCGCACTTGAACTCAACGACATTATATATACATTATTTAATTTATTAATTTTATTTTAATTTATTAAATTTATTTATTAATTATTAGATTTATTTATTAATTAGTTATTTTCATATAAAATTATACTATTATATATTATATATAATATGAGCCGCTTTGATCTTAATAATAATCATCCTATTATTCCTAATGCTAATCAATACTATTTCGAAAAGAAATACGTATCTATTCATTCTGAAGACAGAGATGTTCTCAAATACAGAAATCCTGCCTCTTTTGAAATCGAGCTGCCTCAAGATTATCTAAATGTTCAATCTGTCCGTCTTAGCTCATGGTCCTTTCCCGCTAATTATTCCGTTTTTTCTACCGACACACACAATGTTTATATGACATTTAAATTCATTCAATTATATAATCCAGGCGAACATTCTTACAGCGACCCCTTAACAGAAGCAATCTTTGCCGGATTATATTACAACATATCTAATGAATATATTTTTGCCATAGAACCAGGATTTTATAATCCTAGCCAAATGGCAACCGAACTAACTAACAAAATGAATGAAGCTGTTACCGTTTATTTAAATCTATTCTTTGTCAATCCTTTGTATCCTACATACAATTATGCCGCCGCTTTATTCACCAGTTATGACCGATTTACCGTTGTTTATAATGAAGTCGGGCAAAAACTATGGTTCGGCAATAATGCCGATCAATTTGTTCTAAATAACAGTTCCAATACTCTCTTAAAAAAAGATCTTCTTGATAATAAATGCATTTCAAGCAGGCGAGGCGAATTGCCCAACTTTACCGATTTTGGCTTACCCGCCTTTTTAGGCTTTACTAGATGCGACACCTCGTCATTTTCTGCCTCCCAATTTTCTCTGAATTTGGACCCAGATGTTGCGGCCAATGGACTTTTACCCCGCTTTTATTATGGCGACGTAACTGGCACCGGTGATAATGGATATTGGATTTTACCTGTTTTACCAGGAGCTACCGTTTATTATTTACAAGCTCCTCTAAAAATTAATTTTATGGGACCCGCTTACATTTACATGGAAATCGAAGGTCTCAATTGTATTGATGAAACAATCCCATACAATCTATCCACTTTTACGACTACAACCAATCAAACCAATGGAATATGCAATTCTGCCTTTGCTAAAATTCCCGTTCCAACCACCCCTATTTCTCAATGGTTCGACGACGATATGGGACCATATAAGTATTTCAATCCCCCAGCCGAAAGAATACGAAAATTGAAGATCAAATTTAGATACCATAATAATGTTCTAGTCGATTTTGGATCCTTCGACTACTCGTTCATGCTTGAAATTTGTATTTTGCGCCCACAAAATGAACGTAAATATAATATTCGTGATGCTTTCAGTCTCTCTCAAACCCAAGGTGTTTAAAATATGGATTGTCTTTACCTCTCGGAAATATTGAGAACAAATATTGAATTTATTCTGACATTTATTCTGACATTTATTCTGACATGTTCTGTAATAATAATGGCAAGGCAATATCGACACTAATCATAGAACCTATTATCCAACCTTGAAATTTTGAATAAGAATCGCCTACAATATAAATATGCGAATTGTCCATATTTCCATTAGGAATTGTATAAACTGCCTCATTCACATCCACATTTTTTTGCCACGCGGTTGAACCATCGATCCAATATTTATATATAGTATAAACATAGTTGGGTTCTGGAATAGGAAATGGATGCATTTTTTGAATACAATAGTATAAGTATTTCGCAGTTTTTGCCGGATTTTTTGAAAACATTTTATATAATTTGGTGGCATATTTTCCACTATTGTAAATCAATATATCTTCATAATTATAATAATGAACTTGGCGTAAAACTTGATCAGTTACAGATTTTCCGGACTTATATTTTGTTCCCGGTCCCCACCAAACCTTATCTTTATCCCATTTTAAAAAACATTTAAATAATGGCACATGTTTAATATGTTTAATAAGTTGAAGCCGTTTTTTAGCAATAGGAATAGGGTGAATCGTATTTAGTTGATTTAATGAATAAGGGGTGATGCCTAATACCAAATATTTACATTTATAACAAATATATTGATTTTTCGTATTCATTGTGTGAACAATATTTAATCCATGTTCGTCCTTTTCTATGTATATCACTTTTGTATTATAAGTAATGCGCGCATTACTATGTTGAAATAATTTTTTAGCAATAGTAACAATGCCTGTTTTAATATATTGTTGAATTGCTGAATATTTGCTCGAATATAAGTCTTTGTCAAAAAGCCACAATGAAACTTGAGAATTGCCTTCCAATTTATCATATCCGTTATAGGCGAACCATAAATCAATGTCCTCTTTTTTTGCGTCCGCGTATTTTATTAAAAAATCACTTAAATTCATGTGATTTGTTTCATCAAAATCATACGCATTTTCAACCGTGAAATCAGGATGTTTCTTTTTAAAATTTGTTATTGCTAAATCTTCAAATTCTTTTATAGTCATGCCATTATTTAAATGAACGTCAGATTTTTTCATTATTTTATTTTTATAAAAAAATATGTTATTCTTGTCATCTAAACTAACATCTACAGTTTCAATATTAAATTTCTTGATTAGATCAAAAATTGGTTCCATGCTTTTAGTTTTAAAGATACGCATAGCTCCTAATTCTTCGTATGTCACCTTTTCATGACCATTTACATTAGAATACACGCTTTTTAATCTTCCACCAATAACGTCAGTTAATTCGATGACATTTATTTTTGAATGTATACCGTGTTCTTTTAATTGGTAACACATGTATGCTGAAGATACGCCTGCGCCTACGCACAAAATATCACTCTCAACCATTTTTACATTTCCCTTTTTCTTAATTTTTAATATATTTTTTTTGGTATGAGTATGTGCGTGCGCGTGTATATGTTGTTTTTTGTTATGTTTTTTGGTGGCGGTATTCATATAATATAAATAGAATAAAAAGCGCGACTAAATACATATATTCGCGCCAAGCCTAGAGGAAAGTTTTGATTTACAACATCCAGAGATCGCGTTAGCTTGCAAGAAGAGATGCGATGAAAAACTCCCTCAAATCAAATATATATATAATATTCGTGGCGCTTTCAGTCTCTCTCAAACCCAATGAACCAAATAATCTGTCAATATTATTTGGTTAATCACTGTCACTGTCATTATGGTCACTGTAACCATCCATGGTCCCCGTTGCTCGAATATATTCCATCTCATCTTGTGAAATAAAATGCGGTTTTTGTATTTGCAATACTATATTCAAAAAATAACTATTTTCTTCTACCGAAATACCCTTGTTATTTAAATATTGATTTAACATATTCCTATCCATTAACATGGATTTATTCTTGTGCAAATTAAATAGCATAAATCCATCTACTAGCATTTCTAGATTATTCGGGTTCGGTCTTGCTCCATATATGTATTTAAATTGATCTCCAATAAAATCCCGAATAGTATCTTTTACCAGCCAAGGAGACAATTCTTTTGTTACATATGTAGGACTATCCGAACCATTATAAAAATAAGTAGAATAAAATTTGATATTGGGATTGTTGTTTAGTTGATCCATTGTTATACATTATATATATATTTATCTTTAAATTGTTTTTTATATTTTATATATTTATATATTATTTTGTGACCATATATGGGCACAAAATAATTCATTGTTGTAATAAAATGATATAATAATTAGACCAAGGTTACTCAACATGGTAGGTCAGTTTAATCCAATTTAGCAACACTTCCTTATCGCATTTTCTGGCGTCACCTGTAAACTCTTTCAGCTTGAAGAATTGCGGTGTTTTTACTCTTGGCTTCTTGTAAAAAATATAATCTCCGAATTTACCATTTCTTATGCTCAGAGTTGACGATAAATCTCTTACAAAACCTACTGGCTTTTCCGGATCCAATACTAGATCCTTTTCCAAAATACGCAGCACTTCTATATACTCTATCTGATCCAATGGCTTACTATCTAGCTCTTTTAGCGATCTCGTCTCTATTCCATCTATAGTCCATTGCGCATATATTCCATACTTCCCCTTCTTTATAAACAAATCTACACCTTTATATTTGCCTATAAGTCCATTCGTTTTCACAGTTGTCGTTTCAACAACGTCTTCCAAGGCTATCGGTTCTAACTGGTTTTGCAGCGCAACTATGTCCAGATCCTTTTTCACCGGTATGAATGTAACCGGTTCCCCTTTTTTTTCTGACGGCACCTGTCGCCTAATCACCGGTCCAAATTTACCCATGATTATCGTATGAGTATCATCTATTCTTATTGAAAATTTAGGTTCCTCCTTTAAATCATTAGTTACAAGAGTTAATGCCGTAAAACATTCGTCGCATAAAGCAGCTGATGTCTTTTTGTTAGTTGCGACTAAATCCAGATCATTCTCCATATCCCTTGTATAATCATAATTAAAAAATGTATCAAAATTCTTTAACAAGAATTCTATTACAAGAATACCTAGCGGAGTAATCACCAATTTATTCTTTTCATTGCCAAATTCCCGTTTTACACTTGTTATTATTATCTCCTTTTCCGCTGTTAATAATAAATCTTCGCATTCCATTTTAGAACCTTCTACACTCTGCTTGCTAACATATTCTCGTTCCTGAATTTTATCTATTAATGACGCAAATGTCGATGGTCTTCCTATCCCCTTTTCTTCTAATAATTGTACCAATCTTGCCTCTGAATAATGCGATTTTAATTCCACTAGATTAAATTTACTCTCTATCTTCTTCGGTACAACTAACATATTCTGTTTTATCGTTGAAAAATATTGATATGACTTTGTTTCCGACTTTTCTTCTGTAGTTCCTTTTACATTTGTAGTTCCTTTCACTATTTGCCACCCTGCAAAACTAACTTGTTCTGTTTTGTGAATAAATTCACATTCTTCTTTATCTTCTTTATCTTCTTTAACTTCGTTATACAGTGGATCCGATTGGATCTTAAAAGGTGGATCCGATTGGATCTTCACACTAATTACATTATATTGAGCCGACGGCATGCAGCTTTCCAATGTTCTTGACCATATCAGTGTATACAGTTTTTGGGTCTTTACCAACATATCCGTAGTATCTTTTATTCCAATCGACACCGGTCTAATCGCCTCATGAGCCTCTTGAACTAAATTCTCTTTCTCTTTCTCCTTCTCCTTATCCTTATCATTTGTTTTTATATCTGATGCCAATGTATCTATTGTTTGGCTTATATATTGCTGACCATAAGTGATCTCGATATACTGTTTTGTTTTATCAATAAATTCACTACTATATTTCTTACTATCCGTTCTCATATAAGTAATATACCCACCCTCATATAATTGCTGCGCTGCCTTCATCGTCTCCTTTGGCGACATATGCAGCTCATTGCTGGCCAACTGCTGTAAAACCGACGTTGTAAGTGGCTCCGGGGCCTTTCTTATTGATTTCTTCGGACATGTAGTACTACATCGAAAAATGACGGTCTTACAAAATTCTAGGAAATGTAGTACTACATCCTTTGATAAAAACTGCTTATTCAGGTCAAAACGTAAATTCATATTTGTAAAAACCCCTACTGTATCGTATTGAAATTTGCCTGGAGATTGTAGAATTTCCAAGTGATTTTCATAGATCAGTTTTAATGCCGGAGTTTGACATCGACCCGCACTTAAACTGTTTTGTTTGCTTTTCGAAATACATTTCCATAAAAAAGGAGTTATCGTAAAACCAACTAACAAATCTAGTATTTGCCTTGCTTGTTGCGCATAGATTAGATCCATATTTAGATGAGTTGGGTTTCTGATTGCGAATTGTAAGGCCGGTTCCGTAATTTCATTAAAGATTATACGCTTTGTTCCAGTAATTGACAGACCAAACATGTCGCAAAGATGCCACGCAATTGCCTCCCCTTCTCGATCACTGTCTGTCGCCAGAATTACATCTGTTGCCTTGGCGATCTCTGAGCGCAACTTCTCGATCTGCTTTAGCTTTATCGGTTCTTGGATCATTGTATAAGTCGGCTTAAATCCGTTTTTAATGTCGATCGCGCTTAATCCATCTAGCATTCTCAGGTGGCCAAAGGATGCCATTACATTGTATCCTGGACCTAGATATTCTTCAATCTTCTTGCATTTTGCCGGCGACTCGACTATCACTAGCACGTTAATCGTCGTATTTTTTGTATTTTTTGTATAAACATTTGCCTTCATTTGGGTAAATATGTCGGCCTATATTTAACCCCTTTTCACAAATTCTTTGTCTCAGAATTTTCTCAGAATTTTCTCAGAAACCGTATATTTTAAAAAATATTTATCAATGGATAAGATAATAATATTAATTTAAAGATATAATATAATATAATATACTATGCCAAAAATTGAGATTGATTATTCTAACACAATTATTTACAAAATAATTTGTAAGGATCCTTTAATTAAAGAGGTTTACGTTGGACACACTACAAATTTTGTTCAACGTAAACATGCTCATAAACAATCTTGTAATAATATTAAATCACCATGTTATAATTTAAAATTATATACAACAATCAGAGCAAATGGCAATTGGTCTAATTGGGATATGACAATCATAAATTTTTTCAAATGTGCAAATCATTTTGAAGCAAGACAGAAAGAACAAGAATATTTTATCGCCTTAAACGCAACTCTAAATAGTGTAGAACCTTTATCATCAAAAAATAAGTTGTTTTTTAATATACAACTAGACGAACAACCTAAACCAACTGAAACAATTATATCTAATGCAATCCCTAAATTTTACTGCAAAAATTGTAACTACGGCTCTAGCAAGAAAAGTAGTTTTGATAGTCATTTGCTCAGTGCGAAACATCATAATCCTATTAATGATAAATTTGATTTCAGTTGTATACTCTGTAGCAAAAATTATAAAGATAATTCCGGATTATGGCGTCACAATAACAAAATGCATAATTTAAAAAATACAAACGATAAAAAAAAGGAAGAAGAAACAGAGTTTAAAAAAATAACAGAGTTATTTACTAATATTGTTAAGCAACATCAAGACATATTTATAGTAGTTAAACAAAATCAAGAATTACAAAAAACATTATTAGATTTTTCTTCAAAAATATTAGGTAAAAATCTTTAAAGAAATTTCTCCGTCGAGGATCGCCTGAACAAAGTGTCTTACAATTTCCTTAAAACATGGTCTCAATTAGAATTTCTGTCACGAGACCATGGATCATCAGGTTTTATTATACCTTTTTAATCTCATTTTTCTCAGTCTGAACTAAAAAGTAAATTCTACTTTTGGTTTTGAGAAAAGGACATTTATAATGTCCAATTTTAGATTCCCAAACGAAGGTTTGGAAAAAAAAGTTCAGAAACAGATTTAGAGCATAATGGTCTGAAAATGAGATTTTCCAAAAAAAAAGCGTGATGATAAAATTGTAACATTTTTTGGACATTTTTGGACATTTTCTGATATTTCCAGATTTAGGAACTATTATAAGATTTTCATAAGGATTTTCATAAGATCCATAATATTGTGACTAAAATGATGACGTTTTTGGTTAACAATCAAAAAAAAACATAACAAAAAAATGTTTAAAATTTCCAGATATAGGAAAAATAAATAAGATGTCTTAAGATTATTAATTTAGAGATATTATATATAATAAATTATGCCCAAAGTAGATATTGATTATTCTAACACTATTATTTACAAAATTTTTTGTAAAGATCCGTTAATAAAAGAACTGTATGTAGGCCATACGACAAATTTCGTGCAAAGAAAATACGCACATAAACAAACATGTAATAATGTTAAATCGCCATGTTATAACTTAAAATTATACAAAACAATAAGATCAAATGGTAATTGGTCTAATTGGGACATGGTAATAGTAAATTTTTATAATTGTAAAAACCAGTTTGAAGCAAGACAGAAAGAACAAGAATATTTTATTGAATTTAAAGCAACTCTAAATTGTGTAGAACCCTTGCCACAAAAAACCATTAATATGCTACCAATCAATACGCAACCAAATTTAACAATTATATTGCCCATAAACCCTACTATTATACAATCCATAAACCCTACATCTATGCTATCCATAATACCAACAGAACAACCTAACCCAATAAAACAATTTAAATTAAATAAAAAAACGTCAAAGAAATATTCATGTTTAAAATGTGACTATAACACATCAAATTTAACAGATTATAAAAAACATTTACTGACTGTAAAACATATTGGAAATGTCGATGGCGATTTAGACAATGGCACATTTTTTTGTAAATGTGGGAAAATATTTAAGACCAATAGTGGTTTATGGAAACATAATAAAAAATGTATAGATAATAAACCTGATAAAATCAAAGAAGAAAAGGAAGAAACTGAATTAGGAAAATTAACAGAATTATTTCTTAACGTTGTTAAACAAAATCAAGAATTACAAAAAACATTATTAGAAATGTCTTCAAAAATGACAGTTCTGCCAATTAACACCACAACAAATAATACGATTAACAACACAACCAATAATTTTAACCTGAATGTCTTTTTGAATGAAACATGCAAGGACGCGTTAAACCTCACAGATTTTGTTAGTTCCCTTCAAGTGAAACTCAAGGATCTAGAAGAGACTGCGAAGATCGGGTATACTCAAGGAGTTTCGAAAATATTTATCAATGGTCTAAATGAATTGGAAGTAAACATGAGGCCTATTCATTGCAGTGATGCGAAAAGAGAAACACTGTATATCAAAAATAATGATGAATGGACAAAAGAAGATCCTGAAAAAACCAATATAACAAAGGCAATAAAGAAGGTAAGTAACAAAAATATCCAGC